GCTGCGGGAGCCCGCGGCAAGTACCGAAATGGCTCTACCAACGTGCACAGAGTGCGCAGGCTCGCTGCACCAACCCCAAGGATCGTCGTTATGCCGGCACTGGCAGCCGCGGCATCGAGTTTCGTTTTTCGTCGCCGATGGCAATGGCTTTGTGGGTGCAGGAAAATCTAGGGCTTCATCGCGATTTGCAATTGGATCGTATAGACAACGATGGTCACTACGCTCCTGGAAACCTGCGCTATTCACGCAAGCGCCCTTTGTCCCCCAAAATTCATTCTTTTCGTCAGAATCATCCGGACATCAAATATTCGGATGCGTCTCTCAGCAGAATGTTTTCTTTGGGAATGACGGACAATCAGATCATCGATCGATTCCATCGTTCGTCGCTCAAACCAAAAGGCGTGTATGGGACATTCTTAACGCCGGACCCCTTCATCGTTTCACTGTTGAAGGACTCTTAGTTTCAAATTGTCTTGTTTTAGACTTCGCCGGCAACACGAAACGCCACGGCCCGGTCGATACCATCAAGGGGTCGATGCGGCGCGAACGTGAGCTTGGCGAGGCGGCGGGGGACCTGGCCAAGGAATGCCCGATGTGCGCGACATTGGTCGGGCTTGGCGCCCGCGTCTGCCCGGCCTGCGGCTATATGTGGCCGGAGTTGCCCAAGCACGACGCCCTCGCCGATGACGCCGCTATTCTGTCGGACGAGAGGCCGGAATGGCTGCCGGTGAGCGCGATGGGGTTCTATCGTCACCAGAAGAAGGGCTCGCCCGACAGCCTGCGCGTGGAATACCGCTGCGGCCTGGCCGTGCACCGGCAATGGATCTGCTTCGAGCACGCCGGCTATGCGCGCGAGAAGGCCAAGGCGTGGTGGCGCGCCCGCGGCGCTCATTTGCCGCCGCCGGACACCGTCACCGAGGCCTTGGAGCGCAGGCGCGAAGTGTCTCGGCCCGACGAGATCTGCGTGCGCCGGCAAGGCAAGTATTTCGAGGTGATCGGTCATCGGATCGGCATTCGCCCCCCCCCCCCCAGAGTATGACGAAATAGTGGAGGAAAACCATGTCCGCCGAAAATGACTTCGAGAAACTGATGAGGAACCTGATTCCGCCTCAGCCGGCCCGCAGGAAGCGGCCCGGCTTCGCGGCCATGGGTCCGGACTATGCTTGCCTCTTGTGCCCGTGCGGCGGCGACACCCTGCATCACGGCAAGGTCGATGTGTATTGGCGTGTGGAGGACAGCGCCCTTGCCACGCAAACCACCGTCGTGCCGGCCGGCGCGCTCACAATGCGCACCGACGGCAAGGGTAATCCATCCTCGCGGCGCGGTGGGATGACGATCGCGTTCTGGTGCGAACACTGCGACCAGACCAATGTCCTGGAAATCAGCCAGCACAAGGGCAGCACGCTGGTGAATTGGAATCTGTCGCTCGCCAAGCCGGGCGACAGCGGCAATCGCGGGGATTGATGCCGCTCGCGAACCGGCACGTTTGCATGCGCTGCCGTAGGCGCGCCGATGGCGCTTGGTTCTGCCTTACGTGCGCGCACACCCTGGCCCGGAGGATGCCGATCATGGATGAGGTCGAGATGCGCGCCTGCCGGCGCGTCGCCGAGAGCATCGCCCGCGAGGGCGAGATCACACTCAAGGCCGAGGAGCTGGCCGATTTCATCCAGTGGTGCGTGGTTGAGTTCGGCGAAGCGATAAGGCGCGACATGGAGGACGGCGCACCGCCGTTTTAGTCTCATGGCCCGATTGGATTTCGATGCCTCCAAGCATGCCCGTCCGAGCTTCGACAAGCTGCCCGACATCCCGGCCATCCGTGAACTCAAATCACGGCGCCAGTGGGTGTCGTGGCACTACGCGGAACGGGTCGACGCCCACGGCAAGACGACCGTCACCAAGCCGCCGATGTGCCCGCATACGACTTTCGGGGCCTCGGTCAGCAAGCCTCAGGACTGGGGCTATTACAACGACGCGCTGCGCAAGACGCTCGCCACCGGGTTTGACGGGGTGGGCTTCGTGCTCACGGAAGAGGACGGGCTGACCGGCGCCGACCTCGACCATTGCCGCAATCCCGAGACCGGCGAATACGAGCCGTGGGCGGCCGAGATCGTGGCCCTGAAAGAGACCTACATGGAGATCAGCCCGTCCGAAGAAGGCTTGAGATTGATCTGGCGCGGCAAGGTCGGGAGCACGTTCAAGCATGGGCCGGCCCAGGTCGAGGTGTACCGGGCGGGGCGCTACCTCACCATCACCGGCGATCATGTGCCGGGCACACCCGACGAGATCCGGCCCGCGCCCCAAACCGAGGCTTTGCTCCGGGCCAGGGTCGAGAAGGCCAGGGCGGAGGCGGCGGCCAAGGCGCCGGCCGTCATCCACGCGAGCGCCGCCAAATCGGATTTCTTCCGCCGGGTCAACGACGCGGCCCTCGGCGCCCTCGACGCGTGGGTGCCCGAATTGTTTCCTTCGGCCAAGCATCAGAGAGGCACCGGCGCCTGGCGCATTTCGTCGCGCGAGCTCGGCCGGGCCTTGGAAGAGGACCTATCGATCGCGCCGACCGGGATCCGGGATTTCGGGGAGGAAACAGCCCTTACCGCCATCGACGTGGTGATGAGCTACGGCGCGAGCGCGGACGCGCGCGCGGCGGCCTTCTGGCTGTGCGCGCGGCTCGGCCGCACGCCGGCCTCGTTCGGGTGGCAGGACGACGACGGACGCGCGGAGGCCGGGGCGCATCTCACCAGCCAGTTGCTTGCCGAGGAGGATGGGGAAGACCTCCCAGCCGATGCGCAAGACGCGCCGGCCTATGTGGGCGAGATCCCGGCCGCGCTTTTGAAGGTGCCCGGCCTGGTGGGCGAGATCGCCGACTGGATCACCGCCACGGCGATCTACCCGCAGCCGGCCCTGTCCTTAGGCGCCGCCTTAGCGATCGTCGGCACGGCGAGCGGCCGCCATCTCGCCGGCCCGACGCTCTCCGGCACCCATCTCTATGTCATTGTCTTAGCCCCGTCCGGGGCCGGCAAGGACCATCCCCGGGCCATGGTCGGCAAGATCTTGCGTGCGGCCGGGCTCGGGGCGCACGTCGGCCCGTCCGAATTCATCTCCATGCCGGGAGTGATCAATTTCATCGTCCGATGCCCGCTGGCGGTCTGCGCCATGGACGAGTTCGGCAGCTTCTTAAAACGCATCAACGGCCACAAGGCGTCCGGCTTCGAAGGCGCCATTTCGGGTATGCTGCGCTCGGCGTGGGGGATGTCGTTCCAGACCCTGCAGACGCCGGAATGGGCCAGCCGGCAAACGGAGGAAATCAGCGCCCCGGCGCTGTCGCTCTACGGGGTCGCGACCGCCGCGGATTTTTTCCGCGGGCTCGAGGGGGCGGATATCGAAAACGGTGTATTGAATCGGTTCCTGCTCATCGAAAGCGAGCGCCGTCCCCGTCAGCAGGTGCCAACGGCAGGCTGGGAGACCGTGCCGGCCGGCATCACTGCCGGTCTCAAGGCGATCTACGACCGCCACACTCTCAATCAATTGTTGCAGTCGAAGGTCATGCCGGCCTACGAGCGGTTGGGGATCACCGAGGGCGCCGAGGCTCTCCGCCAGGAGATGATCGCCGAGATCCAGGCCATGGAAGATAAATGGCCCAGAATAGCGCCCTTCCTGGCTAGGGCGGCGGAGAACGCCATCCGCCTGGCCACCATCCTGGCGATCGGCTGCGGGCAGATGACGGTCGAGGCGCCGGACATGGCATGGGCGCGTGAATTCGTCTTATGGTCCACTCAACGCATGGCGCAGGGTGCGGGCCTCTATATCGCCGATAGCGAGACCCAGGCCATGGCAAATGCAATCAAAAGGGCTATTCCGCTCAAGGGAAAGATGACGCGGAAGAATCTCCTCCGTAAGCTTGCTCACAAGTACAAGCGCCGAGAAATGGACGAAGTTTTAGACTCTTTGGTTGAGTCAGAAGAAATAAAAATCTACCGATGCGCGACTGGGAAGCGAGGCAGACCCACAACGTGGTATTTGAGAACCTAATTTGCAGAAAATTGCACAAAATAGGGTTAATAAATTAACTTTCTCTTAATCGTAGGGCGTTTTTTGTGATATACATTTTATGGTTTTATTTTTTGCTATTTAATTTGAATTAGATTTCAGCACTAATTCCCGGCTTTCGCTTTCTCTAAGTATATATAATATAATATATATATATATATATATATATTTATGCAATTAGGACATGCGGGTAGTTTGTCTTCCGAGAGGTTCTGGGTAGTAAACGCGTGGAGTGTTTGTATTAAATCGCTAAATACCCTCCGACCCCCAAAATTAACACTTTTCAGCGGCACAAATTAACCATTAGAATCCCACCGCACCCCAGCTCCGACCGTCGGCCGCGCACACCTCGCGAGGCCGAACCATGGCGCGTAAAAAAGGACGAAAGCGCCACTCAAGCGAGCGCTGGCCCGGCGGCAAGCTCAAGCCCCGCCCCAAGCCCGCGCCCGTCCCCCCCCACCGCCGCGGCTACGGCTCCGACCCACGCGCCGCCACCCAGCATGGCAGGTATTTCCTCGATGGCCTCATAAACGGCCAGGAATGGGCCGTGGGCGAGATCCACCTCGTGGCCCGTATGAAGTACCGGGCGGCCATGGCCGCGCCCGGCGCCCTCCGCAGCCGTTTTGAAAGGCCCATCCCGCGTGCCCCCCACGACGCGGACGACGACGCGGACATCATCCGGCGCTATGAGTATACGCGCAAAGCGTTGGGAAAGCTTGTAACGTACGTTGATTGCGTGTTGTATCAGGACAGTTGCACCACCAATGTCGCGGGCTATCGGGCCGGACTCAAGGTCTTGCGCCGGGTGTATGGCGTGTGACAGCGGCAGGTGAGAAAGTGTAAGCGGTTGAAATGGTTAGGAGAGGGGTTTGGGGAACTGGGCATGCACGCGCCAGTGTATCTCCGCGGTATTATGATACCGCTATTTCGCGCCAAAGAATATAATCCGTCGAAAAACAACCAATAAACTGGCGCCGGCAATTGCGCGCTGCGGTCCGGCAATTGCCAGGGTGTGCGCCCCCGGTGTGTCTAAATATATGATATTGTTCATCATTATGCATTCGGAGCACGATCTTACGCAAATTAGGGTGCGCCTCGAGGGGATGGGTAGGAGTATGGGTAGGGCCTTGCGCATGCTCCAAGAATGGCGGGAAACGGCCATATCTAGCCTAGATATGGAGGACGGTATTTCCGCCATACTCGCCACGTTGGCGCCCATGGCCCTTTTTGGGCCTATGCCTCTAAAACCCCATAGGAAGCCCCAGGACGCGCGACTTGGTTCTGGGCACCTAACTACCGGCCAACGCGACTTGCGCGCTGGCGGCCCCTCCTGAGCCCGGCAAATGGCATCCCGGCAACGATGGTCCGGCCGCATTCCCGACCCCGGGGGGAGTAGTCCGTGATCGAGGTCGAGTGGGTCCCATACCATTTGCCCCCCATTCCATCCGGCCTCCGCAAGTCTGGCCTTTGCGCCGGCTGGCCTATGTGTTTTTGGTGGCCGGAAAAAGCTGCAGAATGGCGTGCGGAATCAGTTCAAGTAATTTGAAATCGTGGCGGGACGTGCTACATTGATTTTACCGACACACACCACAGGGATATGGTTCCGATGAACATCTCCGAATATCGCGCCGGTTTGGAGGCGCGCGGCATGTCGCCTGAACTGGCGGACTTTGTTTCGCATGCGGGCGAGAATTTGGGCGGTGGTATTGTCACCAATCAAACGTTGACCGACCGGCTCGATGTGATGTCGGCGCAATTCAAGACCGAATTGGCGAATTTACGCACGGACCTGAGCGGAGAGACCAAAGATCTGAACACCAGTCTCAGCGGCCAGATCAAGGACCTGCGCACGGAAATGGTACGCACGGTCTACCTCAGCCAGGCCGCCACGATATCGATTCTCGGGGGCCTGATCGTGATCCTGCGCTTTTTTGTGACGTGAAGCTGGCACACCCGCATTCACATTATTTGAACAAGGGGAGAGATCATGTTCATGTTGACCATTGCCGGGATCGTGCTTGGAGCCGTCATCATTGCGGAGGCGGTGTTGGCGATTGGATGCGCGGTCGCGTGCTTCGCCGGAGGGCAAGGGGGGATAGGGATCCTCTTTCTCCTGGCGCTGGCCGGCCTGGCGTGGTGGGTGTTCGGGTAGGCAAACCCCCCAGCGTTTGCGCCAGAACCCATCCCGGCCCGCAACCCCTTGACACTTTCCCGTCCAAGGGGGTATTCCGAAATATAAGATCGCCGTGCTCTTGCGGCCCTCGATCCAAGCCCCTCTCGCCCATGCCCCGCGTCCATCCCAGGCCTAAGACGCCGGCGGATGTGCGCTCCTTGGCGCGCACGCACACCGGCATGGCCATCGCCATTCTGGCCGGCATTGCGCGCAACACCAAAGCCGCGGCGGCGGCGCGGGTGGCGGCGGCCAATTGCCTCTTGGAGCGCGGCTGGGGCAAGTCGCTGCAGCCCGTGGGCGGCGCCGACGGCGAGAACGAGATCCAAATCACGATCCGGAAGATCATCGATTCCACCGCCGATGCGCCTGCGGACCCCGACACCGACCCCAACGCCAACACGCCCTGACCCGTCCCCTAAGACCCTTTCTCTTCCATGCCGACCAAGGTCGCCCTTCCTTACAACGATTGGCGCCCGCGGCCGCATCAGATGGGCTTGTGGGCGCATCTGCAGGGCGGCGGCGCGAGGGCGATTGCGATTTGGCACCGCCGGGCCGGCAAGGACGAGGTGTGTCTGCATCACACCGCCGTGAGCGCGTTCCAAAGGGTCGGCAATTACTGGCATTGCTTACCCATCTATAAGCAGGGCCGCAAGGCGATCTGGACGGCGGTCAACGCCCACACTGGCAAGCGGCGCATCGACGAGGCGTTCCCGAAAGCGCTGCGCGAGACCACCAACGATGCCGAGATGTTCATAAGGTTCCGGAACGGCTCAACCTGGCAGGTGATCGGCTCGGATCATTACGACACCACGGTCGGCTCGGGCGCTCTCGGGATCACCTATTCGGAATGGGCCTATTCCAATCCGAGCGCCTGGGGCAAGCACAAGCCGATGCTTGATGAGAACAAGGGCTGGGCGGTGTTCATCTCGACGCCGCGCGGTAGGAACCATTGCAAGGCCATGTACGACATGGCCTCAAGATCCCATGGCTGGTTTGCCGAGCTGCTCACCGCCCGCGATACCGGGGCGCTGACGGAAGCGGAATTGCGCGAGGTGGTGGCCGAATATGCCGCGTTGCACGGCGCCGATATCGGCCGGGCGCAGTTCGAACAGGAATATCTCTGTTTTAAGCCGGATGCGCTGGTGATGTGTCACGACCGGCCGCGTCCGATCTCGGCGATCTCACCCGGTGATATTGTTCTGACGCATACCGGCCGTTTCCGGCGCGTTGAGCAGGTGATGTCGCGCGAGTATGCTGGGCCGCTGTGCCGGATCGAGGCTTACGGCAGTCCTGACATTGTCTGCACCCCGGAGCATCCGGTTTATACCTGCGATCCGCTCAGGCAGAGCTATGCGTGGAAGGCCGCGAAGGATATCGCGGTCGGCGATTGGCTGGTGACGCCGCGCCTGGATATGCGTCAGCCGCCCCTGATCTCGGCCGATTTGGCGACGGTGATCGCGTGGTACGTCAGCGACGGCCACGTTCACGGCAATGCGGTTGTTTTTAGCATTGGTGCGCATAAGGACGTGTACATTGAGGAATTATGCGCGGCACTCACGGCGCTTGGTCGTGAGGCAACCGTTAGAGAAGCCGGCAGCGTTTGCAATATCGCAGTGTGTGATGTTGCGTTGGCGGATTTTCTGGTCGGCCAGTGCGGCTCGCTTGCCCATCACAAGCGGTTGCCGCTGGCGCTCTTGCGCGGCAATGAAGAGGTGGTCTGGAATACGCTGTTCAAGGGCGATGGCCATGTGCAGCAGCGCGAAGGCCGTGAGCGGCGCTTTTGCTATGTCAGCGTCAGCGAGGGTTTGACCCATCAGGTGGTCATTCTCGGGGCCGCGCTCGGCTACGCCGGCAAGATCGGATCAAGGCCGGCGCGTGAATACGTCATCGAGGGGCGTGTCGTGAATGGCCGGGAGGCCCATCAGGTCCAGCTTGGCCGGAACGTGCCGCATTACAACAGCCATAACGGCAAGACGCGATCGGCCAAGAATGGAATGCTGGGACGGGTGCGCGCGGTCAGCATCGAGGACTACGCGGGGCCGGTTCACAATATTGAGGTGGCCGAAGACAACAGTTACGTTGTGAATGGCCGCGCCGTCCATAATTGCAGCTGGAATGCCGCGATCCTGGGGGCGTTTTACGCGCTCGAGATGATGCAGGTCCGCGCCGAGGGCCGGATTGCCGAGATCGATGCGCTCCCGGATCGGTATGTGCACCGCGCGTGGGATCTGGGTGTCAAGGACGACACGTCGATCTGGTGGTTTCAGGTGGTCGGCGCGCAGATTTTCATTTTGGATCACTACGCCGCCTCGGGCGTGGGGCTGGATCATTACGCCGAGGTTTGCGAGGGCCGCGCACGCGCGCATGGCTGGTTGCACGGCCACGATTTCGTGCCGCACGATGCCAAGGTCAGGGAGTGGGGCTCCGGCCGCACGCGCGTCGAGACCATGCAATCGTTGGGCATGAAGCCGTTGCTGGTGCCGTTCGCGAATGTGGCCGACGGAATCAATGCGGTGCGGATGACCTTGCCCAGGTGCATTTTCCATCCCCGCACCGAAGAGACCGGGATTGCCGCCCTGGAGCAGTACCGGCGCGAATGGGACGACGACAAGAAGGCCTTCAAGGCTTCCGAGGTGCAAGATTGGACCTGTCATCCGGCCGATAGTTTCCGCTATCTGGCGCAGGCCTGGCAGGTCGCGCCGAGGCGTCCGGTCGAACCCAAGGTCCGGGAGACCGGCTATCGGATCCCGCCGCCCCATGAGCCCAGGCGGGGGATGATTCGGTTATGACCGATCGCCACATCGTCGTCCTCACCACTGTCCTCGATGCCGACAACGCTTTGGCTGTCCTGTCGGAGACGAGCGTCGAGGTCGTTGTTCCGGCTGGCGCGCCACCCATCGAGCCCGAACCGCCGGAGCCCGATGCGTGGAGCGTCGAGATCGTCCACGGCGGGCGCACCTACGAGGTCAAGCAAGACCAAGCCACCGATATGGGCGACTTCACGTCGCACCGCGGCGGATTCATCCAGCGGTGTTTTAAGGCGCAGGTTTCCGAGCTTGCGATGACGATCTTCTTCCGGCCCGATGTCGACGACGAGGCGCGCCAGGAGATCGTGTTCGAGCGCGGCTATTGCTGGCTGGCCGGGACCGAAGCCGACATCGGCGCCTACCGCGCCGTGGTCTGGAAGGGCACCGACAAGATCGCCGACGTCGAGGTGCCGCATCACTATTTGTTTTCGCGCTGGCGCTGGCAGAGCGCGTCCAGGCCCATTGTGTGCAGCATCGATGACCTTCACGCCGCCAGGCTGATCCCGCCCTATGTGTTCGATCCCGCCCGTCCGCCGGTGGCCAAGCTCGTGCCCTACGCGCCCATGGGTCTGGCCGGGATCTATCCCCAAATGGGCGACGCCGGCGAGCGCCCCGACATCGGGCCGATGACGGATCCGCAAGGAGAGTATCTCGTGACCGGGAATCAAACCGCCCTCGACGTCGTCAGAGCCCAGGCCGAGGCCGCCGGCACCTGCCAATGGCATATGCGCGACGAGAATACGTGCGCGCCGATCGATTTCGAGACCTATCCCGAGGCATGCTGGTATCAGGGCCAGCAACAGGGCACGCCGTTCATCCCGGTGCCGCCGGGCCTGGTGAAGGTCGACAATTCCCATCAGCCGGCGCTGGCGTATTTGCCCTATCTGCTCACCGGCGATCCCTATCATCTCGAGACCCTGCAATTTCAGGCGACCTGGAATTACGGTCGGAGTTCGGTGGGCTATCGGCCGTCCTTGGGCGAGACCCGTGCCTGGGCGTGGGATACGCGCACCCTCGGACAGTGTGTGCAGATGACCCCCGAGGAGGTGCCGTCCTGGCTCTTGCCGCAGAGCTATTGGCGCTACATGGCCGACAAATACCGCGCCCACTTCGACGGGAAATACCTGCTCAGTACCGATCCGGTGCACACCTATTTCCGCTGCACCGACAATTTGGATTCACGCGTGCAAGACGGCTTGGCGCCCGCCGGCACCTGGCAGCAGCCGTGGCAGACGGAGTTTTTGGCGTGCATGTTCGGCTGGCTGATCGGTATGGGGCAAGAGGAATGGCGGGCCGAGTTCGACTGGCTGATTGCGGGCGTGATCGCGCGCACCTTAAGGGACGGCGGCTGGCCACGCGCCCAGTGCACGCCCTACCAGATGATGCTCAAGCCGGCCAAGGGCGCGCCCGCGTGCACGACCTGGGAGGCGTGCTGGCTTCTCAACCACGATGTGCTTGGGCTCGATTACGACGACGTCGACACCTGGGTGGCCGAGGACATGACCTATCTGACTTACACCCGCGGTGCGCTGGCGTGCACGCGCCTGGTCGACCCGAGCACCGACGAGGCTTACCGGTGGGCGAGCGATCAACTCAAGCAGGGCGGATGGACGCCGGCGTTCAAGTGGAGCATCGGAGAGCGCGAATGAGTGATGCGAGATTGATGCATCAGAGTCAGCGGCAACGTACTGCGCATGGTGAATTTTCACGTTGCGAGGTGAGGTAGGGCCATGGCCGCCAATAACGATGATGCCCGATCTCAGGATTCAGAATACGACCCAGAGGTCGAGCCCTCGAGTGCCAAGGCGTGGCTCAATCTGTTGCAGGAATCCGAGGACGCGTTCGAGCGCTGGAACGGCCATTGCGACAGGATCGACAAGCAGTTCGCCTCGCTCGAACGTCTGTCGCAGTCCATGCGCGACAAGGAATTTCAGATGTTCTGGGCGAACTGCGAGGTCTTGAAGCCCGCGATCTACGCCAAGCCGCCGATTCCCGTGGTGGTCCCGAAGTTCAAGGATCGGCGGCCGATCTATCAGGCCGCGGCTGAGGTCGTGGAGCGGTGCGCGACGGTGGCGTTCGATCTCGCGCGCATCGACGAGCTCATGCTTTTGGTGCGCGACGACGTCGCCTTGATCGGTCGCGGCGTGGCGTGGTGCCGCTACGAGAGCGGCGGCAAAGGGAGTTATTACAAGCACGAGAGGGTGTGCATCGATTTCAAGAACCGGCGCGATTTCCTCCACTCCATCAGCCGCACCTGGCCCGAGGTGACGTGGGTGGCGGCCGCCTCCTATCTGACCCGGTCCGAGGCGCGCGAGCGTTTCGAGGCGACCAGCGGCGACGCTTACGAACAGGCGGAGTACCGTGTCGATAAGGAAGCCAAGGGCGTCGGCGGCGCCGACAACCGCGAACGCGCCAAATTCTGGGAGATCTGGGACAAGGGCTCGGAACGCGTGGTGTGGGTGGCCAAGGGCTGCGAGGATATTCTCGACGAAGACGATCCGCATCTCGATCTCTTGAACTTCTTCCCGTGTCCCAAGCCGGCCTACGGCGCGCTGCAGCGCGGCTCGCTGGTGCCGGTGCCGGATGTGATGCAATACAAGGATCAGCTCGAGGAGATGAATCTCCTGACAGGCCGGATTCATGCGCTCAGCGATGCCCTGGAGGCCAAGGGATTCTATCCGGCCGGCGGGGCGGAGATCGCCGACGCGGTCGAGACCGCGATCAAGCTCAAGACGCCCGGCCGGGTCTTGGTGCCGATCTCGAACTGGGCGGCTTTCGGCGGCTCCAAGGAAGTCATCCTGTGGCTGCCGATCGACATGATCGCCCAGACCATCACGGCGCTGGTGGCGCTCAGGAAGCAGGTGATCGACGACGTCTACCAGATCATGGGTTTGTCCGACATCATGCGCGGCGCCACCGACCCCGGCGAGACCTTGGGCGCGCAGGAACTGAAGACCCAATACGGTGCGACGCGCATCCGCGACAAGCAGCAGGAATTGGTGCGCTTGGCGCGCGATCTCGTCGAGATCGTAGCCGAAATCATCACCGAGAAGTTCAAGCCGGTGACCATTATCGAGATGAGCCAGACGCAACTGCCGACGCAACAAATGCAGCAGCGGCAAATCGCGCAGATTCAGGGCCAAATGCAGCAGGTGCAATTGCAGATTCAACAGGCCCAGCAGAACCCGCAAGTGATGCAGATGGCGCAGCAGAATCCTGGGATGCTGCAACAGGTCAAGCAGCAGGCGGAACAGCTTCTGGCCCAGGGCTCCGACCAGATCGCGCACATCGCCGCCCAGCCGAACATCGAGCAGGTACTTAGGTTCCTGAAAGACAACCGATCGAAGTCGTTCGTGCTCGACATCGAGACCGATTCCACCATCCAGGCCAACGAGAATGCCGAGAAGCAGCGCCGCAGCGAGTTCGTGGGCGTGCTGAGCCAACTTCTGCCGCAACTCGCCCAGATGATCCAGGCGCAACCGAAAACGGCCGAGTTTTGCGGCGAACTCTTGAAGTTCGCCACCGCACCGTTCCGGGCCGGCCGCTCCCTCGACGGCGCCATCGACGATCTCGTGCAGCAGATGCAAGCGCTGGCTGGCCAGAACCAGCAGACCCAGACCTCGCCGCAGGAAGCCACCGCCAAGGTCAAAGCCGGCATCGAGCAGATGAAACTCGAGTATCAGAAGCAGAAGGACGCGCAGGACCAGCAACTCAAACAAACCGAATTGGCCCTGAAGGCGAAGCAGGCCGCCGATAAGAACACCACCGACCGCGCCATCGCCGCAGCCCAGATGGCGGCCGATCAGCGCGCCGCGGAACAGAAGGCGCAAGAGACCAATCAGAAAATGATGCACGACCGCGAGATGCATCAGCAGGAGATCATCAAGGGCCAGCAGGAATTGGTGCTGAATGCCCAAAAAGGCCAGATCGCCCAGCAGCAGTCCGAGACGCGGGCCGCCGACTTAGCCCAGCGCGCGCAGGAACGGCGTGACGCGCGGCAGTTCAGGCAAGGCGGCCTGATATGAGCGCAAATCAATAAGGAGGACACCCATGGCCCAGAGCGCAATCACCGTAACGCCCCCGAACCCCACACCGCCGACTAATTTCAGTTTCCTCGGCACCACGCCGCCGACCGCGCCGGCGCAGGCGTTCGCCGACGACGGCACCGCCGGAACGCTGACCGTGTTCGCGGCCAAGAGCACCTCGGCCGACAACACCAATTTCCCCTCGCTCGATGCCGAGGGCAAGGGCACCGAGACCGTGGTCACGGCGGCCAGCCCGAACCCCGGCCCCGGCGGCCAGCTCGTGACGTTCTCGTGCTTGGGCAACTACACCACCGTCCCCAACCAGCAGCACGCCTCGTCCCTGACCCCGCAGGGCGGCAGCATCGGCCCGATCACCTTGGGCACGCCGTCCTCGGCCTCGGGGCCGAGCGGCACCTATTCGCAGACCGTGACCGGCACCGGCTTCACCAAACAGAGCGTGGTCTACGTCAACGGCGTCGCCCAGACCACCACGTTCACCTCGTCGACCTCGATCACCGCCCCGGCCGTGACCAAGAAGACCTCGGCCGGCACCTGGCCGGTGAAAGTGGTCACCGGCGGCGCGGTCGAAACACCGCCGGTTAATTGGGTCTTCACGTGAGGTTGTACACTGCAATGCTGCGTGCGCAAAATTCGGTGAGTTTGCAAACTTTGCGATTGCTGAAGAACGACCAATGACAAAAGGAACCCACGCCATGACGACCCACGACAAAGACAAAGGCCGCCGCGATCAACCGGGCCGCGACCAGCCCGACCCGGACAGCAAGCTCCACAAGGGCACGAAGAACGATCTCGAGGACCAAACCGGGGGTCCGGGCCAGACGAGCATCAATCCGCTCGATACCGGCTCGTCCACGAGCCCGCCGAGCATCAACGAGCCGCCGGGCAGCGCAGCGGAGAAAGGAAGAAAATGACGAAGATGTGATGGCCGGCCTGAAACTCAAAGACCGGCGCGATCTGGAGATCGCGAAGGAGCTTGTGGAAATTACAATGGCTTTTCTCGAGCTCGACGCGGACTACGATGCGGCAAAACTCAAGTCGGTGAATTCGCCGACCAGCGAATCGTTGTTCGCGCGCGCCAATGTCGCTTCGCTCGCCCGCAATGAGCTGCGCGATGAACTGCTTGCCTTCATTACGCAGAAATTCCCGCGCGTGACGTTCACAAAACCATAACCCATGCTTTACCGGATCGGACCCAACCGATGGTCGACGCGACCGCCGGACGAAGAGCCGCGCCCGCGCGGTCCTTTCATTATTTCCGATACCATGGAACCCACCGAGCAGGTCGATGGCCGGTTCTACACCTCGAAGAGCAAATTCCGCGCCGTCGGCCGTGCGTTGGGCCTGACCGAGGTCGGCAATGAAAAGTTCAAACCGAAGGTGCGCGCGACCGATGACCGCGCCACCAAGGCCGCGCGTCGCGTGGCCTTGAAAACGGCTTTGGAAAAATACCGGGCGGGGCATCGGACATGAATAAGGAGAACACACCATGGCTTTGCCCGTCGTGACGGTCGCTTCCGGTGGTCTGCCGGTGGTCGAGGTGACGCTTACCACTCCGGGATTGGGCAGGGCGGTGAGCGAGGCCGCCAATGGCCGCGGCGTGGCGGTGACGAAGGTCGCCTCCGGCGGTGTGCCGGTGACGTATGTGACGCCTTCGCCGTAACCGAATGGAGATTTTCTAATGGCCACGCTTCAGGTGACCATTGCGGCCGGGACGTCGCTCTCGGATGCGGCGAGCCTGTCCAATCTGACGTTCGATGCGCTCATCGCGCCGGATGCATGGATCGGCCGCGCGCCACTGTCTTTCCAGCTGTCGGCGGACGGGGTCGCCTTTTACGATATGTCGGCCTGGAGCACGACGGATATTTTCCTGATGCCGGTGCTGCCCAATTCCATTGCGCCGATCAGCAAGGATTTTCCGAAGAACATATGGATCAAATTGCATTCCGGCCATCCGAATACGCCGATCGTGCAAGAGGCCGATCGCCTGTTCACGATATTGACGTCGTAAGAGGCCCAGCACATCCGTGAAAACGGCGTTTGAAAAGTATCGGGCTGGGTGTGGACGCTAATGCTGAGAGTGTTTTGGCCAACCTATTTGCTGTGCTCGTTCGCGTTGCCAGCAACGAAAGCACAATCCGTGTCCGGCATGTGATCGTTTTGTGCCGTGGCAATGCAGACAAGCATCGTGCAGTTTTGACCATCGGGTGATTGCAAGATGCAGGCGTGTATGATCAGACGGAGTCAGAAGGGTCAGATTATCGGCCGAATTGTCCGACGTGTTTTCGTTGATGTGATGAACATTGGTATTTGGCGGCGCATTGGTTACGACACGATGTTCGTAACGCCATTTACCATCAGGACATTTGATGTGGATGTAGCCATCATATCGGCGGCGTTTAGACCCTATCGGTTTGCTGTTTGGATTGCCGTTTTCTTTAAGTCTTTGGGCCAAACGCTTGCCCCAATCCTTGGCGCCGTGGCCGGGAATAAACTTCGTATATCCTTCAACGCGTTTGCTGGTTGGCGAGATATATGGCGGGACTTGTTCCCCGCATCCACAAGCGCAAATCTTTATAACGGTCCTGGCGCCGCGCTGCATTGCGCTTTCTCCCATTCATGGAGTTGCATGGTATGCCCAGCGTAAGCCGGAAGCAAAAAAACTTCATGGCCGCGGCGGCGCATAGCCCTGCTTTCGCCAAGAAGGCCGGCATCAGCCAAAAGGTCGCCAAAGAGTTCAATCGCGCCGATCAGCGCCGCGCGACAATCAAGGGCGCCATCAAGAAGGTGAGAGGGAAATAACCATGTCAGACACGACCACCTCAACAGCCACATCCGCCCCCACACCCCTTCCCGCCGAGACCGTCATCGACCCGGCGCCGGTCCACGCCCCGACCCCGGTGGGAAGCCAGGCCCCCGACAAGCCGGTCGACCTCGCCAACCTCAAGGGCTCGGAGCCCCGCCCGCCCAGCCGGCGCGAGGCCCTCCAGGCGGCGTTCGCCAAGGCCGAGAAACTTCAGACCGAGAAGCTTCAGGCCGAGAAGGCAAGCCCCAAGTTAGCCCCCGCGAAAGAGGCCAATCCGGGGAGTTCCCAAGCCCAGGGAAAGGCCCAACAACCGCAAGACCCGCAAGAATCGCAACAACCGCCCACCCGTGGCCGGTTTGCGCCTCGTGAACCCCAAGCCCAACCCCCGGCCCAGCCACAAGCTGCCCTACCCGAGACCGCGCCCTACCGCGAGCCGCCGCCGCGCCTTTCCGACAAGGCCAAGGCCGAATGGGCGGCGGCGCCGGAAAGCATTCGCGGCGACGTCCACCGCATGACCCAGGAGTTCGAGGGCGCCTACAAACGCTACCGCGGCGACCACGAGGCCATGAACGCCATCCGGCCCTACCACGAGCTGGCCACCCGCCATGGCACGACCTTGGACCGCGCCCTGAACGCCTACGTTGGCATGGAGCAGAAACTTCGCGCCGATCCGCTCGGCGGCCTCGAGATCATCGTCGGCAATCTCGATTTGCGCACCCCGGACGGCCAGAAACTCACGCTGCGCGACATCGCCCACCACGTGGTGAGCCAGACGCCCGAGCAGCTGCAGATGCGCCAGGCGAGCAATGCCCAGACGGTCCAGTCCCACCAGATGGCCGAGATGCGCGAGCGCATGAACAATCTTGAGCAGCGCGAGCAACGAATGTTACAAGAACAGGCACGCGCCCATGCGCTCGGGGCGGTCAATCAGTTCGCCGAAACCCATCCCAGGCTCGATGAACTGGGCGACCTGGTCAACGCGCTCCTGCCGCTCGAAGGCGTCAATTACGATCTGGCGACCGCCTATGAGTGGGCCGAGAAGATCAGAGGCCCCTCGCCACACGCGGCTCAGACCCGCACATCCACAACGGCTCAGACCCGACCTGCCGACAAGTCGATTTCCGGAGCGCCTGAAAACGGTCCCTCGAACGGATCCAGGCCACGCCCCCAGAAGCCTGTCGGTCGACGTGAAGCGGTCCAGAACGCCATCCGGCGCGTCAACGGATCGCTCTAAAACCTGAACCCGTTGGAGGGCACATCATGCCGAACATCAATACCAATGCTGCCTATCAGCAGATCCTTTCGCTCGCCATCGAACAGCGTTCCCCGAGCTTTCAAGACTTGGTTACGAACAACAACGCCATGCTCGCGGTGATGCGGCGCAAAGGCTTGTGGCAGGAATACTCCGGCCCGCGCATCCGCCAGACGCTCCAGATCTCCAAGCAGGTCGCGCAATGGTACAGCGGCTACGACCAGCTCTTGAATCCGGCGCTTGATCTGTTCAACGACGCCTACTTCGATCCCAAGATGGTGGTCGTCCCGGTGATCCTGTCGATGCAGGAGATCCTCAACAACCAGGGCGAAAACCAGCTCATGGACGTCTACGACAGCTACATGGCGGCGGCCGAACGGGCGCTCGAGGACACCATGGACGCCGGCATCTACTCGGACGGCACCGCCAACGGCGGCAAGCAGATCACCGGCCTGGCGACGGCGGTGCCGATCGTCAACAACACCGGCATCTACGGCGGCATCGACCGGAGCACCGCCACGATCTGGCAGACCAAGACTTACGACGCCCAGACCATGGCAACGTCGATCGGCACGCAGGTCACTTCGACCACCATCCGGCCGTTTCTCAACTACATCATGACCCGCCAGTCGCGCGGCCGGCAGTATGCCGATCTCCTGATCATGTCGCCGGAGCACTATGCCGCCTACGATGCGGCGACGATCGCAATCCAGCGCCAGACCAACGAGACCTCGCTCGGTCAACTCGGATTCACCTCGGTGGAGTACATCGGCGCCGGCAAGCGCGCCGAGATCGTGCTCGACGGCGGCATCGGTTCCAACATGCCGTCGAACACCACGTTCGGGCTCAACACCGACAGTTTCCGTCTGCGTTACAACCCGGACCGCAATTTCGACAAGGTGTTCGACGGCGACGGCCAGATGCCAATTGATAAGGACGCTATAGCGCAGTTCATCGGCTGGATGGGGGAACTCACACAAGTGAATCCATTATTTAACTGGCGCTTCTATGACAGTAATCCGGCAGCGTAGCGGGTTTTTAGCATGTTCGTAAGTTTGACACATGCTATGACGGTATCTATCCTCTCACGGTTTGTCAACCATGGGAGGATAGAATGCCCCGCTCCAAGGAGTTGCCGCTGCCTTCGCAGGCCGAGCTGAAAAAGCTGTTTCGCTATGAATTGACGACAGGTCGTCTGTTTTGGAAGCGCCGTCCAAGGTGGAGGTTTCAGAGTGATGATCGCTATAAGGCTTGGAACGGCCAATATGCCGACAGGGAAGCCTTCACGACGCTCTGTAATGGACACCGTCGCGGCATCTATGCTGGGCAGTCATGTTATGCGCATCGAATCATCTGGAAACTCAAGACCGGCGAGGAGCCACCGGAGATCGATCACATCAACGGCAATCCTGCCGACAATCGCTGGAAAAATTTGCGGGCGGCAAACCGAGCGATCAACAACCGCAATCATCCCCGACGGAGAGACAACTCTTCAGGTGTCACGGGTGTTTGTGCGCGAGGCGAGAGATGGATTGCGCAAATCATGGACCGCGGACAAGTCCGGCACATCGGTATCTACGATACCAAAGAGGAGGCGATTGCCGCCCGCAGGGGCGCAGAGATCGTTCTTAACTATCACACCAATCACGGCAGAGTTGTCAAGAAACCTTCGCCCCCGTTGTAACCACTCAATTACGACTATCCCGGCGCGGGTCGAGATGAAACATGACTTCATATCACCCTTTTCCCAGGAGTAACCCATGCCCCCACAAGATCCCGATGCCAGTCTCGTGGCCACGTTCAAGAATCACGCGATCTTGAATGACGCGAAGACGGCCGCCGAAGGCCGGCCGATCTACGACGACATGGAGATCGTCGAGATCAGGTTCCCCGGCTCACGCAGTGTCAGTGCCTTTCCGGCGACCGCCATGTCCCATTGGGTGGTTGATCCGCAGACCGGCGGCCAGACCAAAAGCACCTATGCCGAAAGATTCCCGCGCCAATATCAGCAGTTCAAGGCGCGGGCGGCACAGACGAAATCGGGAACGCCGCTCGCGCATGTCCCGTTCCTCACCGAAGCGCGCCGCGCCGAGCTTCGCGCCCAGAACATCTATACCGTCGAGGCCCTGGCCGCCATCGATGGCCAGGAACTGAAGAACCTCGGCTATAACGGCCGAGATCTGAAGAACCATGCCATCGCCTTCATCGAGGACAGCAAATCCAAGGCGATCAACACGCAGGCCCAAGCCGAACTCGAGGCCTTGAAGGCGCGCAACGAGATCCTCGAGGACGACATGAAGCGGCTGAAAGACGCGCAATCGGCGCCGGACGCGGCCGACAGCAAATTCGACGACATGTCCCTCGATCAACTGCGCGAATTCATCAAATCGCACACCGGCCAGATGCCGTTGGGCACGATGAACCGGAAGACGTTGATCAGGATGGCGATGGACGTCGAACCGAGGGCGGCATGACTGAGATCAATCGCGTTTGGCGCGATGAGCACGGGAACGGTTTAGATTGGTTATGGCTATGGATCTTCTAAGTCTTTCTTCTGGGGAGAGGTTCATTTTGACCCCAGTGCGCATCGCGGATAGTTTTTCGCATGTCACTATTGAAGCTTTTTTGCCTGTAAGTGCAACACTGATATTTCTTCTATGTTCTTCCGATCTTGGAGGAAGCTTACGACCTTTCTTATTTTTGACCTCTGCACTGTTTTGGCTCGCGGTTATTATTTTTACGTTATTCGCAGCGTATGGGCCTGAATCGTTGTGGCGTGCCATATGGTATTCAGCTGCATTTCTGCCTCGTTCGTTGAAGTGGCCGGAATTTTCCCAAATTTTTAGCCATCCTTCAAAGGTCAATTCGAACGCTATGCCTCGTCGTTTAGCGCCGGCTTTATGTACGAGATATTTACTTCGTGAAGTTGGTGTACGTTGGTGCGGCATCGTGAACACCTCTCATGTTCTCGGTCGCAAGTGCGTTTTATCGTAATGTTAAGAATGTAAAGGTCAATAAATTATGTCCTTACTTACGATAGTTCGCGATGTCGTGCAGGCGGTCGGGGTGACCGGCATGTTGCCGCCGTCGTCGATCTTCTCCAACATCACCGGCAATCGCACCATGCAGGAGATGCTGGCCCTGGCCAACGAGATGGCCCAGCGGATCGCCTACGATACCCGCGAATGGGCCAATCTCAAGACCACCGCGGCCTTCACCGGCGACGGGGTGACCACCGCGTTCGATCTGCCGGCCAATTACAAACGTATGTTGCTCACCGCCAATGTCTGGCGGTCGACGTCGGCCACATCGCCCATGATGTTCGTGTCCGATCTCGATCAATGGCTTCAACGCAGAGCCCAGGGGATTTTCGATGGCCGCGGCGAGTGGACGCTCCTCGGCGGTCAGATGCTGATCATGCCGGCCATGGGCGTGGGCGTGACGGCCACGTTCGCCTACCTCGACAGGAACTGCGTCAATTTGGCCTCGGGCGGTGTCGGCGATACGTTCCTGTCCGATACCGATACCTTCCGGCTCGACGAGCGCCTCTTGAAGCTCAGCATGATCTGGCAGTGGAAGGCCCAGAAGGGCTCGCCCTATGCCGAGGACATGGGCACCTATGGCGATGCGCTCACGCTTGCCATGGGGGCCGACAAGCCCTCGCCGATCATTCTCGGGCATTTGCCGATCTCGACCTCGGCGCGCGTCGCCTATCCCTGGCCGGTACCGACATAGGAAGGAGTGTCATGATCCACCTTCTCATCGTTCTGGCGGTGGCGGTCATCGTCATCGGTCTGATCTATTACTTGTTGTCGCAGATCCCGATCCCCGAACCGGCGCGACGCTTCATCAATATCGCCATCGTCGTGATTGCGGCGATCATCGTGATCGTGCTCTTGCTCCAGATCGGCGACGTGAGGATCCCATGAAACGCGCCATGCCCCCCAACATGTGGCGCGCGGCGGTCAAGGACTGTGCTCCCTGCCTGTCTCTTGACCGCCACCTTTCCGCGTGCGGTGATCGATGAGCACGCATGTCGCCTTCCGCCGCGCGCCGGTGCCTGCTGAGATCGCCCAGCAGTACGAGGCCGTCAATATCCCGGCGCCGACCCGCGGGCTGAACACGGCCGAGAATCTGGCCCGCATGACGCCGGGCTCGGCCGTGGTGCTCGACAATTGGAAACCGACCCTGCAGGGTGTCGCGCTGCGCGGCGGCTGCGCGCGCTGGTGCCAATTGCCCGAGACGACGCCGGTGATCTCGGCCTTCGAGTACGCCTCCGGCAACGTCCAGAAGATGTTCGCCGGCAATGCGACCAAGCTCTACGACGTGACCGCGAACGGCACGCCGACGCTGATCGCGTCGGGCCAATCGTCGGGCAACTACTGCGCCTCGCAGATGGCCAATGCATCGGGCGATTATATGATGGTGGTCAATGATGCCGGCGATTATCCGCTGCGCTTCGACGGGTCGATATGGACGGTGCTGAACGGCGGCCAGATCACCGGGCCGCCGGGCAGCAGCGTCGTGGCCGGCCATAACTTGACCTATGTGTGGAAGTATCGCGGTCGGTGGTTTTTCATCGAGGGCGGCAGCATGAACGCCTGGTATCTGCCGCTTGATGCCATCCAGGGTGCCTTGGCCATGATCCCGCTGTCGGGCGCGGCGGCGAAGGGCGGCAAGCTTCTCTTCGGCGCCTCATGGTCGCTCGATGCCGGCAACGGCATCGACCAGAAATGCGTGTTCGTGACCGATCTCGGCGAGATCCTGATCTTCAGCGGCACCGATCCCTCGAACGCGGATATGTGGAAGCAAGAAGGCCTCTATGCCATGTCGCCGCCCTTGGGCATGAACGCACACTTGCAAGTCGGCGGCGATCTTCTGGTCGCGACGGTCGACGGCATCATTCCGACCTCGCAGGCCATCGCCAAGGATGTGACCGTGCTCGATCTGGCGGCGATCACATTGCCGATCAAGAGCATGTGGCGCGACGAGGTCACCGCCAAACGCACCTGGGCGTGGACCATGAAGAAATGGGACGAGTACGGCGGGATCTTCGTGACCTGGCCCGGCGGGCCGCCCGGACAAACCCGCTGTGCGGCCTTCAATGTCGGCACCAACGCCTGGACCAGGTTCACCGGCTGGGACGCGACATGTTTTATCCGCATGCGTAGCGATATGTACTTCGGCACACAGACCGGCATCATTATGCACGCCGATCAGACCGGCACGGATGACGGCCAGCCCTATGTCGCAACCCTGGTGATGGGCTGGGGCGTGTTCCAGTCCGGCGCGGCCGAGGTGACATGGCGCCAGGCGCGGGCGTCGTTTCGCGCGAGCTTTGCCGAGCCGTTTCAGCCGCAACTCGCCGCGACCGTCGATTACGTCGTCACTTTGCCGCCGCCCCCGCCGCCCGGCCAGGATCCGGGAATTGCCGACGTCTGGGATCAAGGGCTCTGGGACCAGGCCAAATGGGATCAGGCGGCGCCGGGTACTCCGGCCGTGCGCAACACCGGCTGGGTATCGATCGGCGCTACCGGTTACGACCATGCCCCGATCGTGCAGGTCACGGTCGCCCAACAGGCCAAGCCGGATGTGGAGTTGATCGCCATCGGGGCGACATATGAAAGCATGGGGGTCAACGTATGAAATACGTGTATGACTCTCCCGATCTGGTCGCCGCCTGGGTGGCGGAGCACATCCCCCATTGTGAACGCGGCTTTACGAACTACAAGGCCATCGGTGTGCTCGACGACGACGGCCGCATCGTCGCCGGCATGGTCTATCACAACTGGGAGCCGGAATTCGGCCTGATCGAGATCTCGACCGCGGCTGTCCCCGGCTCCGGCTGGTATACGCGCGAGACCATGGCTCGGATGTATCAATACCCGTTCCTGGACATCGGCTGTCAGATGATTGTGCTGCGCCTCAAGGCCTCGGATATCGGCTTGCAGCGCATGCTCGCCGTTACGGGCTATACGCTGACCAGGATCGCGCGCTTCTTCGGGCGGGGCGAGGATGGCGTGATCGCGACGCTGACCTATGAGGACTGGGCGGACAACA